CCTCTTTACCGTTAGCATACAGCCCGTTGTGTTCTCTTAATCTTCTTGTAGGGTCTGTTGTCATCCCTACATAGAAGAAACCTGGTAGCTCCTTACCATTCTTACCATATCTCTTTTGTTCACTCTGTATGACATATACCCAATAGTCCTTGGATCGCTTTTCTGTTTTTTGATTAAGGCAATTAGGGTCATTCATCATCTCTCCTATAAGTTTATTTTCTTCATCTAAGCAATCTGCTTCGCTCTTATGTTGGCTTAGTATTTCATAAGAAGCATCGCTCCAATCTTTCTGATTTAAAACGTTTTGAGCAAGACCTCTCAAGGATAGGCTTTTATGCTTGTTAAATCTCTGGTCTGGTCTGTTAGACATCCCTATGTAATAAGTATTGTCGTTAAAGTTTATCCGATATACAGACCACACTTTCTTTGCCTCTGATTTCAACCTTATCCACTCTTTATTTCTCTCCCTGTACTTTTTACTTTGCTCTTTTATCCGCTCTTTATTTCTCTCCTTGTACTTTTTACTTTGCTCTTTTATCCGCTCTTTATTTCTCTCCCTGTACTTTTTACTTTCACTTTTTTTCAATAGCTCTTTCTCCTCAACACTCAAAGATTGAAGAAAATCTGATCTTATCCAGTGGTCTACTAGTCTTTGTTCTTCTTCATTTAAACACTCACCCCTTTGGTGTTTGGTGAGTAATTCCTCTTTATGTCTTGCTCTTTTCTCTCTTTTCCAGAGCTTTTTCCCTTCTCTTATTTCCTCTTTATTTCTCTCCCGATACTTTCTCTTTTGCTCTTTTATCTGCTCTTGGTTTTCTTTCCGATACCTCACGTTATAGGCTTTAGCCTTATGCTTGTTTGCATCTCGATATGCTTTTAAACAATCCTTACATGAGGGTTGAAGTCCATCTTTACGAGATTTATCCCTATTGAAATCAGATGTGTCTTTAACTTGGTTGCATTTACCACACTTTTTTTGTCCCATGATTTACCTCACATTATGTTTGTTCTAATGTAAGATACAAAAAAGTGGGAGATTTCGCAAGGGGGGGGTAAGTATATGCTAACAGGTCAGAAGCAATGAAAGCTGAAATGGCTCTTAAAAAGAAAAGAGGGAAAGCTAGACTCCATTGGACACCAGAAGAATCAAAGTGGTGTCGAGGTCGAAAACCTAGATTTTAACAACCCTCAAAGATTTCCATAACAGAGCCTATGTACTATCTCCAAATACTAGGAACATACCTTAAAGATATTCTCTTACTCTTTGCTAAGGCAAGGAACTCCTCTAAAGTATAATCTTCTATGTCATGACCCATGCTGCTCACCAGATACCATAGATTCCTAGCACTTGCTCTTGTCTTTGTAGTGTAGAAAGTACTCATTCCCTCATAAGGGTCTTTATAACTGCCATCTGCTTCTATCTTAGAGTAATCCCATCTTACTTCTATAGAGAAGTCTTTACCTCTAGCCTCTATGTCTTCATAGTGATAAGGCTCTACCTCAATAGCTTTCTTAACTTCTTCATGTGCTTTGGTATTTTTTTCCAAAACCTTAAAGAGCTTGGATGGGTATGGGTTTCCTCCAAGATTTTTTAAATCTTTCTTCAGATGCCTAACTCGATTGTTGTAAGTCTCTTTTTTGACTTCATCAATCTTAGATTGAATAATCTTCTTAGCTCGATCATAGTCAGCATATCTAATTTTTCGCCTTAGATCATTGTCAAAGAGGTTTTGTGATTTCAACTCTGGAAAATTATCAAGCCTCCACAGATAAGTAAGACGATTCCACTCAGTTACCCTGAGAGTCATACCTCTTTTTATTTTTGGAAACTGCTCTACTAGTTTGATGTTACCACCTTTGCTAAGGCTTACATAACAACCCTTACCTAGTATCTTGTTTTTGTTTTCCATAGTCATTGCAGATTGTTTCTCTAGTCTGGCAATTCTCATTTCAAGTTGTTTTATTTTAGACATTCATATCTCCTTCGCTTTTCTATAGAGTGACCTATAAATAAACTACCACCAAGATGTGTAGATCACCTCATACCCCTTTTCAAGGGCTTCAAGAGCTTGGATAATGAATAAGGTTGTGTTTATCTTATCTTCTTCATCAGAAACACCCCAAAAGAAGCCACAGGCTTCATCTAAGCCTTCGTTGTTCTCTTCCATGAGTCGGGTTAAGTCTTCTTTTGTTAAAGATACTTCTTCTTGATTAAAAACACCCTCGTTACCTTTGTCTCGATACAACTCATGCATCCAGCCCTCAAGGTTAGCGTGTTTCCTCCAAGTCATTATAGTAGTGTCTTTTTCGCCTTCTTTACGAATGAAAGCTGTTTGATCTAATCCCATTTGAAATAATCCTATTTGGCTTCAAGACCATTGATTGTTGTTCCAGCAGGAAGCTTATAGCTTCTCCACTTACCTGAAACGAGTCCAAACTCTTTCTGGATAGCTCTAACAATCTTACGCTCTTTAGAGTATGTACTCTTTCTTGCATCACCATTAGGATCTTCTTCAACAATCTCTTCATTGATTAAAATCCCCATAAGATAGATGCCTCCTGTTTCTTTGTGGACTAGGACACCACGAACACCACAAGGATGTGGGTCATAAACATCAAAATGCTTATTGTAAGTGTTTTCGCCTCTTGAGCTTTCGTACAACCCTTCATAAAGACTTCTGCTGTGCCAAGCACAACTAAATGCCCATTTGTCCATGTCTTCAACAATGCCCATAGAATTAAACTTGTCGTAGTAGTCATCAGGATTTTTCTCATAGAGCTTCATAAAGTCAATACCAGCGACAGTTTTATAGTCTGTTCCAACAAGCATAGTTACTTTAACATGGTGTCTACCTCGATGTACCCCACCATCTTTTTTTAAGTCTTTCTTCCCAACTCTTTGTGTATGGAAAGTAATAATTGTGCCATTTTCAATGTCAAGATTCATAATCTTTTCTCCTATTAAAGTATTTGGCTCACTGTGAGTCCACCCTAACTTATAAAAGCTAGGCTTCCACAAGCCAAAAAAAAAGCCCTTCCTAAGAATAGGAAAGGCTTTAATGAACCATACGGGATTTGAACCCGTGTTGCCAGCGTGAAAGGCTGGAGTCCTAGACCCCTAGACGAATGGTCCTTAGTCACCCCAATTCAGATCACAACAACAAAAGACCTGAACCTAGCTAACATGGAAAACCATGTGGGGTGTAAGCTAGTAATATAAGTGGCAGGGTTAAAACCTGCAAGTAAGTGAGTATTCCTAACTTGTCTTATTCCTCACTGGGTCGTATATACGAAAATAGTTAGTAGAACCCTGTATGCTATCACCGCACTTATATAATTAACTTTGACTCACAAAAGAGTCTAGCTTATTAGCAATCTTGATAACCTCATCAACATCATAACCTTCAACAGGCTGACGATTGCCTTCTGGCTTCAAGTACTCATTCTCACGCAGTCTCGAATCTCGATCTGATAAAATGCCAATAGCCATACCAAGAAGAGACTCTCTGATCTCGTAAGCGTTCCTTTTATTATCTCCCATAGGATATATCCTTTCATGTGTGTGTGTGTGTTTGGAGATTGAGCAACATGCTCAACTTAATTATACCGACACACGAAAGGAAAAATAAAAAAAAAGCTCTCCTCTACTTTTGCCTAATTTTCTCTAATGATTAAAAAATAAAGTAGGGGAGAGCCAGAACACTTGACAGGACTCGAACCTGCAAAAACCTAACAAGTGTATAAGTTAGGTTCTCTAAACAACTCTAGCAAAGTTATTCTTTCTCGCTTCTTGTAAACTACAAAAAAATATAGAGAACCTAGTACACCCAGCAGGGCTTGAACCTGCGACCCCCACTTTAGGAAAGTGGTGCTCTTCCAACTGAGCTATGAGTGCAAGTACGACAAAGCCCCAATGCTGTTCAACATGTCTAACAGGACTTAAATCCAACCTTAAATACTGGGAGAGAGCTTTGTCGAGTACATCAGGTAGGATTTGAACCTACGACCAATGGCTTAGAAGGCCACTGCTCTTCCACTGAGCTACTGATGCTTAAAGAGTTGCCTTTAATATTAAGCTATAAGGCAAGCTCATGTATGTATTATACAATAAAGGACTAGAAGCCAACAATTATTTTGACTTTATTTTTATCCTTGCTTCTAAATCACTCTGGTGAGTATGATTACTAAACCATAAAGCTATAAAAGCTATTTGAGAAACAGGAAGAACAATAAAAAAGAGTATGGGAAACAAAAGATCAATATCTAAAATATGACTTATGATTAAAATCAAGTGAAACCCAACAGGAAAACAGATAGCACTCAAAAAGCCATATTTTATTCTCTTTAGGTTTGCTTCCTTGTATCTTTCAATCAAGTCTTCTCTCTCACCCATAACCATTATCCTTTAGGTTTATCATCTTCTTCATCCTCTTCTGGATGTAAAAGTTCATCAAATTCAATGTTGGTTAGTTCAACCTTGAAAGGCATCTGATTAACCCCACCCTTACACCATTCATCAGATACAAGATGTTCACCTTCGATCTCACAAATATCCTCACAAACATAGTCCCATGTATTCATGTCGGTTTGTAAGTCCTCGATAGATTCAAAGTTGTCTTTGATCTTCTCTAAAAGCTCTGGGTGTTCATCAACATCAATCTCTTTATACCCTTCGTAGTGAGCCCAGATGGTCCACTCGTATTTAACCTTGATCTTCCGACTCATCTTCTTCTCCTGTAAGATCCTCAATGTAGAAATCAATCTCAGTCTCTAGGGGAATTTGGTCAACACCACCCTTACACCAAGAGTCTGTGACCAACTCCTCCTCATCCATATCAACCCAATCAAAGGCTTTATCTAACCATTCATCGTCATCAAGCAAGTCAGGATTAGCACGAACCTCTGCGATTTGTTCCTCAGTTAGCTCAATCTCTTTCCAACCAACATGGTATGAGTAAACATCCCAACCATATTTTCTTCTTATCGTATATGTTTTTTTCTCGCTCATTATTATTATCCTTGAACCAGCGTGATGACTTTAGCAAAAATTCAAAGTGGGTCGTCTGGGACTCGAACCCAGAACCTAACGATTAAAAGTCGTGTGCTCTACCATTGAGCTAACAACCCAAAAAAGCTGGTGAAGGGACTTGAACCCATAACCTACTGATTACAAATCAGTTGCTCTGCCAATTGAGCTACACCAGCAAAAATTAGACCCTCGAAAGTTAGATACACACCGTTCAAAATGAGCTAAATTTAAGAGGGCCTAGCACATCTGTGGGAATCGAACCCTAAATCTCACCAAATAGAGATCAGATATGATAAGCGTTCCGTTTTGCCCCACTCCACGGAACAACAGAGCAGGAGACACCTCCTAACCAAAGAGGTGAAAGGGCATACCACACAACCCAACAGCTTTACCTGTAGGAAGCCTCCCTAAGGAGTTGTTCTAAATGTCAAAGAACAAAGGTCTAACATGACCGACATAGTTATTATACAAAGCCGAGACTAAAACAAGGAGTTTTTTCAGATTTCTTTGAAGCTCAAGAAACCAGCTTCAACACAACGCTTGTATTTAACAGCAGACCCAAACAAAAGCATAGGGTCTTTAGCTACTTGCATTGCTGTAGTTTTCTTCTGTACCTCTAAAGAGATGACTTTCTGTCTCCTCTCTTCTTTACTCAGTTCCTTGTAGAACTCAGCACCATTCTTTTTAATAAATAAAGTCCTTTTCATACTTCTCCCCAACCTTTCTCCAGAACCATAACATCTAACCCAGCTTTACGTTTACTAGCAAACACATGGGAGAAGTGTTCAAACAATAACCTCTTGAAAGCCTTAGCCCTAGAAGAATCAGTACCCTCAAGGTCTTCATAAACATAGGTAATCTCCACACCTTCACAATCAAGTGTTTTGACCACCCACCCATTTGTGGTTTCTTCTATAACAAGTTTAGTACTTCCCATGTGACATCCCTCAAGATAAAAAAAAGGAAGCCCTCATAAAGATGCTTCCTTTGTAGTGGGCCCTCTGGGGCTTGAACCCAGGACCGCCCGATTATGAGTCGGGTGCTCTAACCAACTGAGCTAAAGGCCCACATATCTATATTATACAATAATAGAGGGTGAGATATAACTTTTTCACACACTTTTAAAAAATCGTGGGTTTCTGGCTACAGTGCCTTCTACAAAAGTAAAGTACAGGTGCTTGTATCTCAAGTAAAAAACACCCTTTCTTTCAACAATGTGGAATTGAGTACCTGCTTTTACAAGGTATGTCTTACCATCATTAAAACACTTTAAAGGCACATCTTTAATAACTTCTATCATAGCTTCTCCATAAGACTGTTAGTAATCCTATTATCAAAATCTTTTTTGTAGATCATTTATAAAACTACTTTGCTGTACATTTACTGAAAAGGGTAAACCAATGAGAAGAAGATCATATTACGAAGCTCGTATGAGAATGAAAAGAAAAGCATATATGGAGAGAATGTATGCTGCTGAACCAGCTCTTCAAGGCAAAGAGCTAAAAGAATTCCGAGAAAAAGATGAAGCTTATCAAAAAGCTCTCGAAGGCGGTAAAGTCAAAGAATACTTAAACAGCTATCCTGACGACATTAAATCTGTGGCTGGAGTACTGAAGAATAAAGATCTTTCTGAAATAAACTTCAACCAGACAGACTTTACTAGCCTTGGTATTCCGAAAAATGATCTGAGCCACACAAATTTCCAAGAATCCGAGATTGAGCTATCAAACTTTGCTGGGTTTAAACTACTCAGAGCTGATTTTGAAGGTGCAAATCTAAAAGGTAGTGACTTTAAAGGTGCTAACCTAACAGGTGCTAACTTACAACTAAGTTGCTTAACTGGAACAGATTTTACAAAAGCTACTTTAATCGGTGCTGATTTTACAAACGCAGATGGTATAACTGCCACAGACTTTACAAGTGCTAATCTCTTAGGTGTAGAGTTCCAAGACAACATTTTAACAGGAGTTAAATTTACAGGAGTAGATGAAATAGCTTCTTTTAAAGACTCTACTCTAATTTCAACCCACTTAAAAGGCATCACCATTACTGACGAAGATGGTCTAGAAGGAACAACCTTTACAAGATGCAATCTTGCAGGCATTAAGTATGTGGGAGGGAAATTTGCTGATGCTTCTGATGTAAAGAACACCAAGTTCAATGGTGCTGATTTTTCTGGTTGCAAAGCTATTGGTGTAGACTTTACAGGGTCAGACTTTAGTGCTGCTGTTCTTGACAGAGCTAATCTCTCTAATTGTGACTTTACAGAAGTTGTATTCTCAGGAACATCTTTAAAAGGAGCTGACCTTTCTGGTGCTGACTTTGAAAGATCTGATCTTTCTGGTGCTGACCTTTCTGGTGCTAGCCTAGAGTATGCTGACCTTTCAAAGGCAAAATCTTTAAAAGGTGCTACTCTAAAAGATGCTGATCTGACAGGAACTGATCTTAGAAATGTAGACCTTTCTGGTGCTGACCTTACAGGTGCTACTCTACATGGTGCTGACCTTACAGGTGTTGACCTCACAAAGGTTAACCTAAGAGGAATAAAGACCGACAGAGCCACAAAGATGGATATGAGTCTTGGTCGATCTGTGAAGAAGCTCCTGCTTCGCAAAGCATCTCAAGAAGAAATGCTAGCAGAAAGAGTAGCTGCACGTTTTGAGCGTAACCTCTACTAAAAGTCAAATAGAGAAACTTGCCCTGTGAAGACCTGTTGGTCTTCTTCTTCGACAGGGTTCTCTGAAATAATCTTTGTGTCCACAGGTTTCCAATACTTCATCCTCGCCTCACATATTTTAGCATATTCAGGATTAAGCTCTATCCCTACAAAGTCATGGTGTAGTTTAGACATAGCGATACCTGTTGTTCCAGACCCCATAAAAGGGTCTACAACAGTAGAGCTAGGTTCTATATCTCTAGCACACCATTCCATTATCTCTATTGGCTTAACAGTAGGATGGATATTCTTACGCTTGTTGTCCCTAACATTACCAGAACCTGTTAGCATAGCTTGATCTCTAGTTGCCCTAAATGTACCATGACCCTCTTTCTCATCGAAGTTAGAAAGACCTGCTTCTCGCTCACCTCTACTTGCTTTAGAAGTATAGCAGAACTCTGAGTTCTCGTCTGCTACAAAAATGGCATCTCTAACTTCTAAACCACCCTTGTCTTCAAGGGAGATAACACCCTTATATCCAATATCTTCTGGGATAAGAATAACATGAGCACCTGGAAGTAGAATCTCATTGATTAAACTCGATTCTTCCTCTGTGGGTTCTCCAAGTAAAATGATCCCATGTACAGATGGGTTATATATGGGAACGATGGAAGCCCCCTCTAAAGCCATGAAGCTGGTATAATCAATCTCAGAGGGCTTACCTACTAAGATAATAGGCTCTTCTACAGGTGGGGTTATCATTACTTTAAAATACTCAATCATATCTTCCATTTTTCATTACCTTTCTTAAATTGCTTGAAGAACCGAGAAGCCCCTCCATCATCGTTATACCCCTCTTTATATCCTTGTCTTTGGGTTGACGAGTTGTGGAACGAGTTTCCTTGATATGGATTAAAAGTATTATGGTTTTGACTCGACCAACCTTTGACTTGACCACTTTGCAGGTCTAGTTTCCTAATAGGACAATCCTTTACACAAGCCCAATCTTCTATCTCTTCTTCTCCTTGAAAATGGTCTACAGCTCTAGTCTTCAACCCATCTTCATAAAGACCCACTTCTCTAAATGAGCCACCCTTATCTTTATTAGCTTTGCCCTCTTTAATTTTTTTAGAGCCTTTTAACTCACAACCCTCTTTATGCATGAGGATAAAGTTAGCAGGCCACCTGCCTGTGGCTTCTTTAGCTTCAATAGGTTTAGATTCCCAATTATCATCGTGCATAACCCCTAGACTACCCATAGACCTAGAAACCATAGTCTCTAAACCAATCCTAGTGGCATCTATGTTCAAAGCACCACATCCATGTTTCAGCACATTATCTGCTACGCTCCCTTCTAGGGGCTTTCTTAATATTGTAATAATCATTTCTTAACTCCAACACAGACAGGCTCCCATGAAGGTTTAAGAGCCGTACCCCAACCATTCCAAACTTTAGCTTCTTCTGTTTCTTCTGAGACAGGAATGAGTTGGTTGTGACAAGCATTCCAGTTCTCTTTATCTGAGTTCATAAACCCTACACCAGAAGCAGGTATTGCCTTATATTGACGACCACCTAACTTATCTATCGCTTTGCTCACATTGTGAGACTTAGGAAAACCTGAACCATAACTCCAAGACTCCACTTTTAAGTCTTCAAACCCTATCTCTTCCATCATTGCTATCAGATGGTGGAAAGTTCTCGACCCAGAGAAAGCTTTAATAACTCCATTAGGCTTAAGAACTCTGTATGCCTCTGTAAGCCACTTTCTGTGCCATTCTCTTTGCTGGCTGCCATCACCTATATCATCCCAGCCCTTAGACATAAATTTAAGCCCATAAGGAGGGTCTGATATAACAGCATCAACTGAGTTGTCCTCTAAATCTTTTAGTCTTTCGGTGCAATCACCTATTTTAATCTCTATCATTTTTCATTTCCTTTCTTGAATTGCTTGAAGAACCTAGAAGCACCTCCGCTATCCCCATAATTCGACTTTGCCGAATAGTAGTTATCTGTTTGACCAAAAAAGCCACTAACTTTTGAAGTTGTTGGATTTACATCTTTGCCACTACGCAAGATGCCTGTTTGGGCATCTAAACTCTGAACAGGACAACCCTCTACACAAGCCCAATCTGCTACAGCCTCTTTCCCATCTTCATCAGACATCTTGTTCCCCTCATCTATTTCTTGATGATTCCAACCCCCCTCATAGAACTTCCCAATATTTGCTTTTTGAGTCCAATGACCATTCGACTTTACTTTCTTAGTTCCTTTTAACTCACAACCCTCTTTATGCATGAGGATAAAGTTAGCAGGCCACCTGCCTTTCGGTTGCTCATACTCTCCTGCTTTACCTCGTTCATACCTCCAGTTCTCTTTTCCGTCATGTCTCTCACTCGCAGACTCAGCATAAGCTCCGCCATTGAGGTTGTCAGAGGTACTAATCCTAGAAGCATCTATATTCAATGCACCACAACCATGTTTTAAAACATTATCTGCCACACTCCCCTCTAAAGGCTTTCTTAATATTGTAATAATCACTTATCCAACTCCCATTCTAAAGGTTTATTTGTCAACTTATAGTTTTCATCACAGATCGAAGCATTTAAAAAGACAGTATCTCCAATTTTATATTCACCATACCCCTCATGTATATGACCAAAGATGTGAAGTGAGGGTTTAACTTCTCTTATCCTATAAAGAAGATCCTCACACCCAACACAGTCACCAATCTCTAACCTATCTCCTATATCTTTAGGTGGTCCATGAGTAATAAGAACATCTGTATCTTCTGGTATCTTAGACCAAGTAGACTTTGTTTCAAATCCTCTATTAGCACCAAAAGCCCAGCCACCAAAA